GATAACTATTTAAATAAAGTACTTAAAACGGAGGATGTTGATTATGTTATTGCTAGTGATACTGATTCTATCTACCTTAACTTGGGTCCTTTGGTCGAAACTGTATACAAGGGGAGAGAAGCGACTAATCAAGGCATTGTGTCGTTCCTTAATAAGATCTGTGAGGTGGAATTTGAAAAGTATATTGAAAGTTCTTATGAAACGTTGGCCAACTACGTAAACGCATATGACCAAAAGATGTTCATGAAACGTGAAAACATTGCGGAACGTGGAATATGGACAGCAAAGAAGAGATATATACTAAACGTGTGGGATAGTGAAGGCGTTAGATATGAAGAACCAAAACTGAAGATGATGGGAATCGAAGCTGTAAAGTCTTCGACTCCTGCACCCTGTCGTAAAATGATCAAGGATGCGTTGAAACTGATGATGAATGGAACTGAGGAAGATGTGATTGACTTTATTGATAAGTCAAGAAAAGAATTCAAATCCCTACCTCCAGAAGATATCTCTTTTCCGAGAACTGTTTCTGATGTTAAGAAGTATTATTCTTACACTACAATATATGTGAAAGGAACACCAATACATTGTCGTGGTGCTCTACTATTCAATCACTATGTGAATAAAAAGAAACTTACCAATAAGTATTCTTTGATTCAAAATGGTGAAAAGATTAAATTTTGTTATCTTAAGAAACCTAATATCATACAGGAGAATGTTATTTCTTTCATCCAAGACTTTCCTAAAGAACTTGATCTTGAGAAGTATGTAGATTACGATCTACAGTTTGAAAAAAGTTTTGTGGAACCACTTAAGGCAATCCTTGATGCGATTGGATGGAATGTTGAAAAGACTGTAAACTTAGAACTATTTTTTACCTAATGGATTTACCAATCGACGATAAAGATTTAAATACTATCGTTAATGCATTAGCACTCGGAGGAGATGCTAGACTATATCATAAACTTAAGGAAGTGAAACAGGTTAGAGAAATGTATCCTGATGGTCCTTATAAAAAAATATTAAGAGAGCAGAAAGGTATGATAATTTAATGAGTCATTTGAATGTTTTTGATGATAAAGTTCCTTTTATTGTAAGGGATAATTTATGGAATTATTGTATCAACTCAACGTATAGACTTGGTTGGGAAGATACTGATGTACCAGAAAAATATGATTTAAATATACACAGTAATTGGTCAACTGAAGAATTAGAATCAACAGAGATATTACCACACTTTAAAAAGTGTATTGATGAAACTGATTGGTTTACAAATAACAAATTATCAAAAGTTGTTTGTAACTTAGTAAGACCTGATGATGTGCATTATCTACATATTCATCAAAGGCAACAAGTCTGTTTATATTATGTAAATTTAGATTGGAGAGATGGATGGCATGGTGAGACTTTG